ACGCAGAAGCACACAACGAAAACTTTGGTACAAACATTCGCCAAGGACATATTTTTATGTGTAGTCGTGGTGACGATGGCATGGCACTTGGCGGTGAAACATATCAACAGTTTGATCTTTGGCCACATGAATACAATGAGTGGAAGAACGAATGGTACGAACGTGTACATCAATATTACAGTGAGCTCAAGGAATAATAGTATGAGTAATACAAGAGTTTGGAAAAAGTTTTTGGGTCAGTTAGCACCGCCAGTTGGTGTGTTTGTCTATGTACTTGCAACACTTGAACTAGGCAAGTATACAGATACATTTTATGAACGTGGATTCTTTACTGTGGTTAGTGTTTTGATTATACTACCTTGCATATTAATATGTCTAAACCACTGTTGGAAAATGGCAAAGCTCGATGTCGACAATGAGAATCGAAAGATACTCAGAGACATTAAAGGCAATTGATGATGGCACTTCCGATAAATACTAATAATAAATTAGGAGAAACATAGTGGCTGTTGTTCAAATATCCAGGATTCAAGTACGTAGAGGGCAGAAAAACGCTGGTTCAGGCCTCCCACAATTAGCAAGTGGAGAGATTGGCTGGGCAGTTGACACCCAAGAGATGTATATCGGTAACGGTAGTGTATCGGAAGGCTCGCCAGCAGTTGGCAATAGTAAGATACTTACTGAGCACGATAACATTTTTACATTTGCAAACACGTATACCTATAAGGATACTGCACTACAAACTGGTGCATCCGCAACTACTCCTATTAAACGTACACTGCAAGCAAAACTAGACAACGTAGTAAATGCGCAAGACTTTGGTGTGTTAAACGACGGAAGTGACGTTACTGTTGCATTGCAAAGAGCAGTTGATCAACTATTCCTAAACAGTGCAACTAAAGCTAATAGTTCAAGCAGAGTAACACTGCACCTTGATGCTGGTGAGTACACAATTAGTAATATAATTTTTGTACCTCCTTACACTTCAATTGTTGGTGCAGGCATGGATAAGACTGTAATTAATGCTAGTACTAACACAGCATTTAAAATGGTTAACAGTTTGTCTACTCCAGGTGCACCGGCGCTTGAATCAACAACTGCAACATCAAACCAGTCAAGAAGCATTTTAATGCAAGGCATGACAATTAAGCAGACTACTGCTAATACAGCAATAGAATTACAAAGTACTAAAGATAGTACGTTTAGAGATATTAAATTTTACGGTCCGTGGAGCGTTGGTGATCAGGCAATAGCAGGTCAACTGGCTATTAATGCAATTAGTTTATCTACAACTGTAACTGTTAGTAACAATAAGTTTGAAAACTGTACCTTTACTAAGTGGAGTTATCCAGTCTTTTCAAATGACGATATCACTAATAATATGTTTACTAATTGTGTATTTGATACAAACTTATATGGATTTGTACTTGGACAAGGCACTGTACTTGGAGCACCGAACCAATTAACTGGCCCAAGCAAGAATCATATTAGTCATTGTACTTTTGAAGAAATTGCACGAGAAGCAATATGGGTTGAACACGGAACACACAATCAAAGCAATAACAACAGATTTAATAATGTAGGCAACGTAAACGGCACAGAAGCCGCAAGTGCATACCCAGTTATTAAGTACACTAGTGTTGGTAACGATAGTATATCCGATTACTTTAAACGTTTTGAACTATTATCGTATAATTCTACATATACAAATCGTAAGTTTACTCCAATTATTGACGGTACATGTAACAGCGAACTAAACTTCCAAGACCAGTTAGCAGTAGTTACACAAGACCCTGCACTACGTTTCTTTAAACTACCAGGTGACAAAGATGTATCATATACAATTGAGTATGTTTATAACAGCACCGCAGTTGCGGCTTACCGAAATGGTATATTAAATATTACTTTAGATTCGGTAAATGAAAACATATTAGTTAGAGACGATTACGATTATGTAGGTGATGCTTCTTATCAAACGAACTTATCACTTTCAGCAAACTATATAGACCTTGACTCGGATACAACAAAAGAAACTATCGAAATCATGATACTTAATTCAACATCAGCAGACACTGGTACAATTAAGTTTCGTGTTAAACAAAAACGTTAATAATTAATGTTGGACAGATGAAACAAACTGAATATGAGGGAAGACTCTTAGAATGGTCGAACTTCAGGAAGTCATTAGAAGCCTCTAGTGACCCACTACAAGATGTAATAGATTATTATAACCAGTTTCCACAGGTTAGCATACACACAGACCCTTACAGCAAGGAAACGTGGCCAGATCCGTGGGAATTAATACACGAAAATGAGTACTGTGAGTATTGCATTTTACTAGGAATGTGTTATACTTTACAATTAACCGATCGGTTTTCTGGAGTCAAATTTGAGATACATATAACACTGGACGAAGATAATAGTCACCATTATTACCTTTTGCATGTAGGTGATAGAGTATTAGGATACAACAAAGAGAAGCACATTAATGCAACAGAAATTAAACAAAACCTTATTTCGCAATCTGTCTTCCAGATGCCAGCGCGACAATAAATATCAGCAACAAACACACGAATAGGAGAAAAAATAGATGTCAAACGGAATTATGGTTGTAAAGCGTAATGGTACGCAAGAAAGACTAAACATTGATAAAATTCATGTTGTAGTCGCAGAAGCATGTGAAGGTCTAGCAGGGGTTAGCAGTTCACAAATTGAGATGAATGCTAATTTACAATTTTATGACGGAATGAGTACAAACGAAATACAAGAAGTATTGATTAGATCAGCAAACGATCTAATTAACTTAGAAACACCCAATTACCAGTATGCCGCGGCGCGGTTACTATCTTATACAACTAACAAAGCAGTGTTTGGCGAATACGCCCCAATCACACTAATTGAAATGATTAAGAAAAACATTGAACGTGGATTATATGATCCGACTGTTCTAACTGATTATTCTGTAGATGAACTAGATCAACTTAATAGTTACATGCGGCACAAGCGCGATGAAAACTTTACATACGCAGGACTACGTCAAGTAGTAGACAAGTATCTAGTACAGGATCGTTCAACTGGAGCTATTTTTGAAACTCCACAAATTATGTACATGATGGTTGCGGCAACATTGTTTGCACAGTATCCTAAAGAAACACGTATGCAGTACGTAAGACGCTATTACGATGCAACATCATTATTTAAAATTAATATTCCAACTCCAGTTATGGCAGGGGTGCGTACTCCAGTTCGTCAGTTTGCAAGTTGTGTGCTTGTTGATGCAGATGATACACTTGATAGTATCTTTGCAAGTGATATGGCTATTGGCCGCTACACTGCTCAAAGAGCAGGCATTGGCATTAACGCAGGACGAATTCGTGGTGTAAACGCTAAGATACGTGGTGGCGAAGTAGCACACACAGGTATTGTCCCGTTTATGAAGAAGTTTGAAGCAACAGTTCGTTGTTGTACACAAAATGGTGTGCGAGGCGGCAGTGCTACTACACATTTTCCGTTGTGGCATCAAGAGATTCAAGACATCCTTGTTCTAAAGAACAACAAGGGCACTGAAGATAACCGTGTACGCAAACTAGACTACAGCATACAGTTAAACAAAACTATGTATGAACGGTTGTTATCTGGCGGTGACATAACTTTATTCTCGCCGCATGAAGTACCTGGTTTGTATGAAGCATACTTTGGCGATCCAGTACTATTTGAAGAACTATACGAGAAGTATGAACGTGCTACAAGCATTAAGAAAACTAAAGTATCAGCAATGGATTTGTTTTCTGCGTTAATTAAAGAACGTGCAGAGACAGGGCGCATTTATATTATGAATGTCGACCATGCAAATACACACAGCTCGTTTAAAGACAAAGTGTATATGAGCAACTTATGTCAAGAGATTACATTGCCAACTAAGCCACTTAATCACATTGATGACGAAGAAGGCGAAATTGCATTGTGTATCCTTAGTGCTATTAATGTAGGACTTATTAAAGACGTAAGTGACTTAGAAGAACTATGTGAACTAGCAGTACGTGCGCTAGAAGAAATTATTGACTATCAAAACTATCCAATAGCGGCTGCTGAGAAGTCAACTAAAGCAAGACGTAGTTTAGGTATAGGCTACATTGGCCTAGCACACTTCCTTGCAAAGAATAAAGTAATGTATGCAGACAAGCAAGCATGGCAATTAGTACACGACTTGAGTGAAGCATTCCAGTACTACTTGCTCAAAGCAAGCAATAAACTTGCACAAGAGCGTGGTCCATGTGAGTATTTTAATCGCACTAAATACAGTGATGGCATACTTCCTATAGACACTTATAAGAAAGATGTTGATACTATTGTGGAGCACAAGTTAAATTATGATTGGAATACTTTACGGAATGATATCACCAAGCACGGACTCAGGCACAGCACTTTGTCAGCACAAATGCCTTCAGAGAGCTCGTCCGTTGTGTCAAATGCCACAAACGGAATTGAACCACCTAGGGGATACTTGTCCACTAAATTATCCAAAAAAGGGCCTCTTAAGCAGATTGTTCCACAGTTTCAGACTCTAAAGAATCACTACACATTGCTATGGGATATGCCTAGTAACGAAGGCTACATCAATGTCGTTGCAGTAATGCAAAAGTTCTTTGATCAAGGCATTAGTGGTAACTGGTCATACAATCCTACACAGTTTCCAGACAACGAAGTACCAATGAGTGTAATGATGCAGGACTTACTAACAACTTATAAGATGGGTTGGAAGACAAGTTACTATCAGAACACATATGATTACAAAGTAGACCCAAATGAACTACCAGATGACACAGCATTACCAGCATTACAACGATCAGAATTTTCAGGTACTGACGATGAGTACGATGAATTTTGCGATAGTTGCGCAATTTAAAGGTTGACGGACACGCTGAGACAGCGTATACTAAGTTATATAATAAGGAAAGACACACATGGCTAAGACAGTATTTAATCAGGAAATAGTAGATTTCACAAAGCAGGACATGTTCTTCGGAGCAGACATGAACACACAACGTTATGATACGTTTAGGTTTCCTGTGTTTGATAAACTCAATCAAACAATGCTTGGTTACTTTTGGCGACCAGAAGAAGTAAGTTTGCAGAAAGATCGTGCAGACTTTGCTAACTTCCGCCCAGAGCAAAAGCATATCTTTACTGCTAATTTAAAATATCAAACACTACTCGATAGTGTCCAAGGACGTGGTCCATGCCTAGCATTTTTGCCGCATGTGTCACTTCCTGAACTAGAAGGGTGTATTGTTACTTGGGACTTCTTTGAAACAATTCACTCACGTAGCTACACACATATTATGAAGAATGTGTATGCTGACCCAGCAGAAGTGTTTGACACTATTCTAGACGATGACAAGATTATTGCTCGTGCAACTAGTGTTACTAAGCACTACGATGCGTTTACTCAAGCCGCTGATGCATACAATCACCGAGGTGAAGGTAGCATGGCTGATGTAAAGCGTAAGTTGTACATGGCAATGATGACAGTAAATATCTTAGAAGGCTTGCGTTTTTATGTAAGTTTTGCTTGCACATTTGGCTTTGGAGAATTAAAGCTAATGGAAGGTAGTGCTAAGATTATTAGTCTTATTGCTCGCGATGAGGCACAGCACCTAGCGTTATCAACACACGTATTGAAACTTTGGGCACAAGGCAAAGACGATCCAGAAATGGCCGGCATTGCTAAGGACTGCGAAGAAGATGTATATGACTTGTGGCGCGAATGTGTTGAAGAAGAAAAAGATTGGGCGGAGTATTTGTTCAAAGACGGATCGATGATTGGTCTTAACACTACATTGCTTAATCAATATGTAGAGTACATTGCAAATCGTAGGTTGAAAGCACTTAACCTAACTGCTATATTTGATCAACCAGTTAATACTAATCCGCTTCCGTGGACTACACATTGGTTGTCAAGTTCAGGCTTGCAAGTTGCTCCACAAGAAACTGAAAATTCTTCCTACATTGTAGGCGGCATTAAACAAGATGTAAGTACTGAAACACTTAAAGGATTTAGTTTATGATCGAAATTTGGGGAAAGCCAGCTTGTCCGTTTTGTGACATGGCAAAGGCACTATGTGAACAAAGAAAGTTAAAGTATACCTATAAACAATTAGGTACAGACTTTACTCGTGAACAAGTGCTGGAATCATTTCCAGGAGCAAGAACATTTCCTCAAATTAAAGTATGGAGTACTAACATCGGTGGCTACGATAAGCTAGGAGAATATTTAGAAAACACTAACTATAACGGAACAGGACACTCACTATAATGATTATTGAAATACCCTACAAAGTAGGCGACAATGTAAGTTTTAAACTAAGCTCAGGTGAAGAAATTATCGGACGCTTAGATTCTGAAACTGCAACGTCATACACAGTTAAAAAGCCAATGGTATTAATTATGCAAGAACAAGGACTAGGACTTGCTCCTTTCATGTTCAGCGTATCACCCGATGGTAAGTTTGTATTGCAAGCTAATTCTGTGCTTTGCATGGCTAAGACCGAAAGTGAAATTAGCAAGCAGTATACTAAACAGACATCCGGTATAGCATTGGTATAAAGGAATAACAGATGCCCGAAATAACTAGAGTAGGATTAGACAAACACACTGGACACGCAAGTCCAACACCTAATCCGTTTCACCAAACAGCATATGCAACAGGGTCACCTGATGTAAATGTAAACGGTGCAAAGGTTGTTCGAGTGGACGACACTACTAGTTGTGGAGACCCTGCAACAGCAGGAAGTGGTACTGTAAAGGTGAATGGTAAACCTGTTCACAGGAAAGGTGATGCTACTGGAGGCCACGGAAGTTGGGTTCCTAATACATCATCATCTGGCAGCCCTGATGTAAATGCAGGTTGACAGAACACCAGGAAGGTGTTATAATTATATTACTAACAACAATAGGAGAAGTAAAATATGAGTATTCATGAAGAAATCGTACAAGCATTTAACAACTATCTAACAGAACATGATAGCTGGGAAGATAAGAGCGTGAAAGCGGCCGCGGCACGAGCACGTAAAGCACTTGGTGATTTAGGTAAATTGACTAAAGGTCGCAGAGCAGAAATCCAAGATAAAAAGAACGGCATGTAAATGAGCGGGCAACGGCGCTGGCTCACAACATGGGCAAGAACCGTTGGTATGCCCGTTGGTCTTACAGACAATGATAAGCCAGAGTTTCTTCCTATATCACAACGCGATGTAAAGAAGGCTCTGGCTTTTCGCTCTTTTTGGATCATACTTCATGTACTAACATGTTGTATGATTATTACAGGTAATGGCAGAACATTAGGCTGGTGGTAGTATGAAACTAAAAGTAATCGAAGTAGAACATTATACAGACAAGCTATTTCGGATTAGAACAGAACGCCCACGCACATACAGATTTGCCGCAGGCGAGTTTGTAATGATTGG